GCTCCCGATTTTCCGGGATGAATCCTTCGCCGGATTCAACACCTCGTTCAGTCGCAACGGCACCTGGGACAACTCCCTGGCCACCGCTCTCGTGGTGGATTCGTCTCGGGTTCGCCTGGGCGTCCGTCAGGACATCCAGGTCAAGTTCCTCGACCAGGCGACCGTCTCCGGGATCAACCTGGCCGAGAAGGACATGGTGGCACTGCGTTTTAAGGCGCGGTACGGCTACGTCCTGTCGACCGGTGCGACCGCCTACAGCGAAGCCCCGGTCCCCGTGGCCGCGGTGATCAACGCCGGCAGCTAATGGCTCTGGCCACGAGCGATGATGTGGTGGCCGCTCTCGGGCGGCCACTCACATCCGCCGAAACCACCGCAGTCGCCAATGTTCTCGAACAGGCGTCGGATCTGGTGGTCGGCTACCTGGGCGTGTGGCCGGACCCGATTCCGGGTCCGGTTGCCCGGGTCGTCGCGTCGATGGTGGCGGCGGTGTTCGACAAGCCGTCGATCACCACCGCCGATTACGACGCTTCGGGCTACTCCACCTCCCGCGAATACGCCCAGGTGACTGTCGGTGTGGAGTCGGCGACATCCAGCGGTCCGTGGCTGACCAAGGCGCTGAAGATGCGCCTGAGCCCGTTTCGCCCCGGTGTCCGTTCTGTCGGCATGGTCAGTGAGGCCGGCGAATGATCTTCGTCGAAGCGGTCGATTCCTCGACAATCGAGTTTGATTCCGCGACCCGGTTCTCCACCGATGAGCACAACAACCTGGAGATCTGGGTCGGGCCGAACGGCGACAAGCTGGTGCAGGTCTTCGCCGAGGGCGTCTGGCGGTCAGTGGGAGTCGACGATGAAGATTAAGTGGAACAAGAACGCGCTCTACGAGGTTCGCCGTCTTCCGACAGTGGTCAAAGCTCTCGACGGCGTCGCCGAGAGGATCGCCGACCGCGCCAATGAGCAGCTCGATGAAACGGGTTACTTCACCGGTTCCCGCCAAGGCGCCCGCCGGCCGTATGGACGCTGGGCCGCCTCGGTGGTGACCGGGACGGGCGAGGCGATGCGTGACGATGCGAAGAACAACACGCTGCTGCGGGAGCTGAACGGCAGCAAGTTCTGATGTACGCCTGGCCGACGCCCCGTCCGGCGCTCAAGGCGGCAATCGCGGTCATTACTGACGCTTTCGGCCAGTATGCGTCGGTGTCGGCGAACATGCCGCGCCAGTTGCCGATCCGGTTTGTCCGGGTCGACCGCATCGGCGGGTCACGACCGAATCCGGTCACCGATGTCGCCCGCATCCTCATTGAGTGCTTCGGCCCGGACCCTGAGACCGCCGAGTCGATGTGCAGCACAGTGGATGAGGCGATGCACAACGCCATCGGCACCATTGTCGACGGCGTGTTCATCCGGGACTGGGGAAATATCAACGGTCCCCTGCGACGCCCGCACCCCGATCTGCTGTCAGTGGTCAGGATGCAGGTCGACGGCGATCTGCTGCTCTCAACATCCACCCCGGCCGCAGTCCCGCCGGGTTCCTAACTGAAGAAACAACTTCATACACAACTGAACAACAAACCCATTCAGGCCGGTCCGCCATGCCTGAAAGGGGCATAAATATCATGGCCGACTCAACTCTCATCTGGGCGCCTACCCGCCCCACCGACGCCGGGGTTTTCTACCGTGCCCCGCTGGGCACCCCTCTTCCAACTACCGCTGACGAGCCGCTGAACGCGCTTTTCACCGATCATGGCTGGTTGGGTGAGGACGGCATCACTCTGATGGTGAACCGGGCGAACACGAAGCACTATGCGTTCGGTTCCGATCTGGTGAAGACCACTCAGGACAACTACGAGGAGTCGCTCCAGCTGACTCTGCTGGAGTCCGACCCCGACGTGCTGGAAACCGTTTTCGGTGCCGACTCGGTCACCCTTGGCACTGATGGCGGCGGCAACCGCACCATCGCCATCGCGCACTCCTCGAAGCAGCTGCCACGGAGCAGCTTCGTGGTGGAGGTGGTGGACGGCAACAAGATTCGTCGCCTGGTGGTTCAGGAAGGCATGGTCGTTGACCTGTCCGATGTGATGTACAAGCACAACGATTTGTTGTCGTATCAGATCACCATCGACTGCTACAAGCCCGCTACCGGGAACAGTGAAGCGGTGCTGGAGTACATTTCCGACGCCGGCGCAGCCGCAGGCTCGTAACCCCCCTGATCGTTCTGGTGGGGCGGTGCACCTGGACCGGCCTGCCGCCCCACCAGAACTCCCCAAAAAGTTTGTTAAAGGTCGGTCCACTCAACAAAGAAAGGTCGGTCCATGTCCACTCCGATTATTGGCCCTAACGATAAGCGCACGAAAATCACTATCACGTTGCCGTTCGATGCGAATGGTGATGCGGCGTTCGATGAGAACGGCAAGCCGGTGGGTGGTCGGACTCCGGTGGAGTTCACTGTTCCGCGTTTCGATTTCATGCCTCGCCCGCAGTTCCGGGAGATGATGAAAACGATTGATGTGATCACTAAGGATTCGGACGAGTCGAAGTCTGATCATGACCGCTCCTATGAGGTGATTTTGGCTACGCTGCGCCCGTTCGTTGAGGATGCGGTGTTCGCGGTGCTTGAGGATATGCCGATGGGTGTGTTGGAGCAGATTTCCACGGATTGGAATGAGGGCAGCTCGATCCCTTTGGGGCAATTGCGGGGATCGACGAGTTCATCGAAAAGTTTGAAGGGCAGGTCAACTTCGACCTCCTCCGACACGGATTGAGGCTTCGCGACCTGGGGGATTCTTTGTCGTGGGTGGATTTGCGGGATTTCATCAATCACCTTCCGCCCACTCAGGAGTCGGCGTTGTTCAGGGCGCAGCATCCGAAGTCTTGGTGGTGGACAGCGGAAACCGATTTTTTGTCGGCGATCCTGCACACTTTGCAGTTGGCGAATTGGCAGCGGGCGGGTAAGGGGCCGCAGCCGAAACCGATTAAACGTCCTGATGACCGGCATGACCGGGGCAGGGGCGGTAAGTATGAGCCGCAGTCGGCGGCGGATTTGGCGGAGCGACGTAAACGGATGCAACGAAACAAGAAGGCGGTGACATAGTGGCGATTGAGTTGGGCGAAGCCTATGTCAGCGTCGTGCCGTCAACCGGAAGTTTCAAGCGGGAGTTGCAGAAGCAGCTCGACGGCATGGGTTTTGAGTCCCAATTCTCCAAGCACGGGAAGAAAGCCGGTCAGGGATTCGGTAAGAGTTTCGGCTCTGAGCTGTCGGATTCCATGCCGGGTGTTGGTGCGATCAAGAACATCACCGCCGGATATGAGGGTGCTGCCAGTAAGGCTGGAGCGGTCGCTGGTAAGGCGTTGGGGACGGCGTTTAAGGCTGCCGCGACGGCGGGTATCGCGGCTGCGGGCTACACCCTGTTTAAGGGGTTTGAGCGGTATCAGGCGTTGGATTCTGCGACGAAGCGTCTGCAAAACCTCGACAAATCGTTCACGAAGCTGGGTAAGACCGGCATTGATGTGTCGAAGGTGATGAAGGACGTTGAGGCGTCGGTCACCGGCACCCCGTACTCGTTGTCGGCGGCGTTCACTGAGGCGACGAACGCTATCGCTTCCGGTGTCACCGACATTGAGAAGTACATGACGAATGTTGCGGATGCTGCGGCGTTCGCCGGGGACGACATCGCCAACATCGGTCAGGCGTTCACCCAGGTCATCAACCAGGGCAAGCTAGATGCGGGGATTCTGCAAAACCAGCTGCGGAACCTGCCGATCAAGGCGTGGCTGACCGAGGTGTACGGCGCCCAGGTCGACGTCACGAAAGCGATCTCGGACGGCAAGATCGGCATCGAGCAGCTTGAATATGTGATTGAGCGGTTCGCGTCAGGAATGGCGAAGACCGCCGGGGACACTATCGCCGGGTCGATTCAGAACATGAATACGGCGTTCGCCCGTCTGGGTGCCAACATTTTGGCGGCTTTGTTCGGCGGTCCGACCGAAGACGGTGTGAACGGGTTGAAGTCGGCGATTGATCAGATCACCGACCGGTTGAAAGATTTGAATACGTGGGTTGTCGCGCATAAGGACGACATCAAGGATGCGTTCGATTCCGCGGCGGAAGCGGTCGAAACATTCATC